CGGTGTTCCAGTAACCAGCGAAATACATCTGGTTCCGGAATGACACGAGGCTCTGCACCTCAGGGACCTGCTTGCGTGTGGTGGGTAGAAGGCTTCTCGCCTTCACCGGGGTGACGTCTTCGCCATCCCAGTATTCCCCACCACAAGACTCACGGAATTTACCACTCCGGAAAGTCTTAGAGCGATTGACGCGCCAGCCGAGAGACTGGAACGTTCGCTCCACCGCAGGAAGGTAGTCTGCGGGGAATATACAGTCATCCCCGTAGACCCTCACCTTGCCCTCCAACTCACGAAGGAGGCTTGGGGTGAGTTCGAACCCTGAGCCTGCTCTCCGATGATGGTCGACCATTGCGGTAAGAATACCCGCTAGGAAGACCACCGCTTCAACCGGAAAGCAGACTGCGGATCCCATTGAGGCGAACTTGTGGATGGGTCGTTGAGACCCACCCGGCAGTTCAACCTCTCTACTCCTGGTAGCTGCCAGGGCCTCCCACAGATGTGGGTGGACCCCGAAAACTGCAGCTGCTTGAGAGTAGGTCACACGATCGGAAGCTTCCGACAAGTCTAGCGTTACCAGACTGCCATCGGCTGAACCCTTTCGTGCCATCTGGCGATTAGGCTCCTGATCAGTAAAACCGATCAGGGACGTGGTCGCTTCGATGGAGTCCACGATTGTCGCAAGGACCGCCTGCTGCATGAACTGCAGCGAGGTTGGTTCCATCACGATGATACGTGGCCTTGACATCGTCTTCGGCACAAGTGCAAGACGTGCCGGGACGACATGGGAAGGAGAAGTTTGTTCGAGAAAGGTCTCGTCCCCCCAACGGGGGTTCGGGACCGCCCACTCGATCCACGGAAACCGTGACTCGAGGTGCATGGGCCAGTAAGACAGGTCATACTTGCGGTTGCCCACAAGGCGATCTGCAGTCTGTCCCGGTCCATGCTTCGGGGTGATGTCGTCGTACCGGACCCTTCGGTCCGCACGGCTCAACATCGGCTCGAACACCTTCAGTGAGATTGCTCGCATGACACCGAGCAGATCTTCTCGAGGATCAAGATCCCACTGAAGGCACTCCTCATCCGCCGCAACATACTCTGCAATGGCAGCGCGGTTACGCTGCGGGGTACAAGACCCCTCGATCTTGCCGAACACAGTTGTCAGCTGTAGAACGGCCCGGATCGACTCGGTGCAGGGTGTGCGCCTAAGGGCGCCATCTGTGTCGAATATGTTCTCCAGGAAACCCCGTAGAAACACGGGGAGCCCTCCACGCCGACCGAAGCCGGTATGTGTGGTGGGAGACCAAGATCCCTCTTCAAGGGCCCTTAGAAAGGCCTTCCCGAGGGACGGGAGAGTGATACGTAGAAACGCATCACCCTCCGCTTCGACACGACGGGACACAGACTGAATGTCCCGACTGACATCGATACCGCACAGGGCACCTAGCTCTCGTGCTAGGGTACC